AAGCACCGAGAAATAAGGGAATTTCTTGTAACTTGGTGTTGCACAAAATAGCACATTTATAGCCATTTTTCCTCAAAATCAACACTAACACCTCCTTGGTAACAAGGTGTTACACCCCATAAACAACAATTCTGACAACCTTTGTGTAAAATTGTGCATTCTTTTCTTGTAACATAGAGAGAAATCAGTACCTTATAATCAACAACACACAAAAGGAGACTTGAATGTTTACAACAGACAAAAATATCAAAAAGAAACCAAATGGAGATCTATGGTTTATTGATTTTGGACATGGTGTTAAAAAATACATTGTCGACCAGCCGGTAGTTGGTGAATATTATTTAAGAAGTGTTGGTAATTGTCTTCAAAAAGTATTAGTTGAAAAAATTGCCAGAAATAATCGACCAAAAATACGAGTATTTTATCATTCAAAAAATGAATGGAAGTCTATTCCTACTCCATGGAAAAAAGACTTATATCACGATTACCAGGTAGCATAATGTTTGAAATTGCTGTGACTACCTTTGTTCATATAGGGATGATTGGTTTTTTTCTCTATTTTGTTTGGGAATTTTTTGGTGAAAAATGAAAACTATTAATGCAGTTGATTTTTATATCGATTATTTCAACAATTATATTAGCGTTCAAGCTATAGCTGATGTTTATGGCATTAGTGAGGATCTTGCCAATTATTTAATTAATTTAGGGAGAATTAGATCTAATTAAAATTTATAGCCGGGGTTTTCCAATTAAGTAACAACACACAAAAGGAGACCCCGGTGCAAAGATCTTATAATATTTAAGCGACAGATAAAAGTCCTGAGTTTATAGAGTTATTTGCAAACAAATCTTTAAAGTATTGTAATTTTTTTAATCTATCTGGTTGTGAGTTATACTTAAATATTCTGTTGATACCATTATTCTTTAGTATTTCTAATGCTTCATCTGAAATATTATAAGGAACAATAGCACCTTTAAACTCATCAATACCGACAGCTCTGTTAGGTTTGATTTCAAAATATTCAGAAGGAGCTTCAGCTAATTTTTTAAAAAACTTTTTTGTCATCTCAATAGTTTCTGGACTTGCGTTAGGGTAAAATTCTTTAAAAGATTGGTCGATAGAATATTTTTTATCTTTAAAAACATTAATAAAGTTATCTCCGTAAGTGTCCATGGATGCTCTTTCAGGATGTTCCTCTGCTAACTTTGTTATGATGTTGTCTAAATCAGTATATAACCCAGATTTAAATTCTGTCATTTCTGTATTTGTGATGAGTTTGTCTCTCGATGATTTTACTTCTTCAATATTTTTAAATTTACCTCTCATGGTAGAAGCTAAATTTCCAAGCGAGGATTCTCCAAAACCTTCTTCTTTTCCTGAGGCTGAACTCATATAATTAAGAACATTATCTAATGTATGGTCTTTATATTTAAGACGACCCATAGGAGTTCTTCCCACTAGAATTTTTTCTTGACCTTGAACACCTATCTTATTGGCTAAATTATTAGCCCATACTTTATATTCACTATCTAATTCTGGAGTAAAAACATCATCTACTGCTTTAGTATATTCAAATTTATTTTTATAATTTGTAAATTCTGGCAACAATCCTTTTTCTTTTAAAAAGGTCATTTCCAGCATGGTATTATCTAAATTACTAATACCTTTTTCGTTTATTTGGTTATATAAGTCTCCAGTATAAAATATGCGTTGGTCAGAGCCATCTTCAAATTTGTAATTACCTATTTCTTTAGCATCATATCGAATGTCATTTACGTTAAAAGTATCTGAAAAATATTTAATGATTTTATTCATTTCATCATCATTATAAATAGTTCTAACAGTTGGATATCTTTGGGTATAAGCGTCTCCCTTGTAAACAGGATTGTTACGAGAAGGGTTCATCATTGAAGGGTCACCAATTAAAGTAATATCTCCGAAATTTAATTCGTCTATATTCTCTTTAGCTATTGCTAAACTTGGTTTAGGCATCCCTCCTATTTTGTCATAATTAATTAATGCACCTTCTCCTGTATTGTGAATAACAAACATCCCCTCTCCATCAGGGTAACTGTTTTCATTTGGTTTGTCTAATAATAGTCCAGTTTGAGTAGGTTGTTCTTCGGCAGTTAAAATATAATCTGAAACTTTTGCATCTGGAGGAAGTGGTGTTATGTTACTGCCATCTACGGGTTCTGGTTCTGGAGTTGATAAAAGTCCTGACTCTTGTTGAACTTGTGTAAATCCAGTATCATCTACAGACACTCTTTCTTCTTTAGGAATAGGTGTAACAATTTTTCCTTTATTACTTAATTCTTCTTGCTGTTTTCTTAGTTTTTCTAATTCAGCTTCAGTCGGGCCAAGGTAAGCTCCATCTGGAGTATCTATATTACCCATTCTGTTAATTAAAAAAGTTGATGGACTAGAAAATAAATTCATTCCTTCTTCTAGTAAGTTAGTGTTACCCAGGATACCGGAGTTGATTGTTTCTTCAGTAGCTTTACCACCCAGGATACCACCAGTAACAAGTCCGGTGCTTTTTACAGGGTCTGATAATAAAGACCGAACACCAGCTATAGCTCTAGGCCCATACTGAACTGCTAATTTTCCAATATTAAATAAACTCATGATCCTTGTGTTTTAATCGGTGCTTCTAAACAAGCTAATTTATGTTGTGTTAAAGTGGTTTGGCGTAGCTCTAGGGCCACTGCATCAATGAACTCAATATCTCTATTGCATTCTTCTTTCGTCATATACTTACGAGCAAATGAGGTACAGTGAGGGTCGACATAGTTTTGGGTTAGATAAGTACATAGATATCCGACCAAAAAATAAACCTTAACCATCGCAACTCTTTAACCACTCCTTTAATTCTGATTTATAAAATATCTCGGTAATGCCGTTAGACATTCCGTTGACAATCGACTCTTCGTCTTTGTCTTTGAGTAAATAGATATAGTAGATCGCATGACAAAGTTCATGGAGAACCAGGTTCTTACTGTCGACATTATTTCGATCAACAATGTCTTTATCTAAATAAATTTGGTAGGGTGGTTTACTCAGAAAACACCCTTGCATTTCGCAAACATTGTAGGCTACATCATGATCGATGGGAGTTAAGTAAATTTTAAAATGTCCTATACTGACGTATTCAGGAAGAGATATTTTTTTCATTACATTCCTGGCATCGACAAATTGCACATTCGCACATACAACTCATTCCTTGATGACAGATACAGCCACAGCTTTCGCATTTGCTCATTACTTCTTTTTAGTTTTTTTCTTCTTATCTTTTTTCTTATTCTTTTTGCCGTTGATCTTGTTAGCAGTTTTCTTCATGCCTCTCATATCGTTTATTCTCCTTTGTAGTTCTTGTCTGTGTAAGACAGTTGCTTTGTAGTAATCCTTCTCCCAATGACTGTAGTAACCTACTCTCTTGAGTTTTTCGGATGCCTCTTCAAGATCTTGATAGCGTTGTATCAACACCATTGAAAATTCGTTTGCTGTTTTAAACTCGTGATCGTAAAGAAAATCGATATCTTCATCTCCAGTCTCTGGATGCGAGGCCATGAGATAAACATCTTTAGGCATATAAGCAAAATTCAAAGCTTCTATAGCTGATGATAATTCTGTTGCTGATAAAGATAAATCAGAACACCCAATGACTACGATACGATAGCGAGTTCGTTTTAATTTATTGGCCCAATCAACCACCAGGGGAATAAGTTGTTGAGCTTCATGAAGTTCTTCAATCTTAAAAGTATTTTGTATTCGACATTGTTGAGCATAAGGACAAGTTGGAAAGTTACCCAGGTGTTCATTAGGTTTTTCTATTACCTCTTTTGACCACCGGATAATATCGTCTTTAATACTAAGCAAATGTTTTTACATTAGTTGGTTTACCACCAACACCTTGTCTTTTGTTTCTCTTTCTTCTCACAGCTGACTTAATTTGTGCTGAAGTCATACTGTTTGCTTTTGATCTTGGAACACACTTGGGATATTTTCTTTTGGAGTTTTTAGTGGATGAGCGACCACAACTTGCAAAGCTTCCATCTTTTTTCTTCGATCCAATATCAACCCAGTCTTCCTTGAACCACTTGGTTAATCCTCCACTTGCTCTACTCATGCTTTTTGGGTTCGGTATTTGCCACCTCTTTTTTTATAAGTTTTTACCAACCAGGCATTCGCATAGGCACTAGGATAAACATCAAACTTTTTCTTTGCTTCGCTTTTTACTCGTGCATACAAAGCTCTATCTACGGGTACATTCTGAGAGGCCATTAACAGTTCCACATCTTTCTCGACCAATAATTAGCTGATAGTCGGTTATTCGTGCCTTTAATACCACCTGACCTGGCACAATAAGATTTTTTACGATCAGGATTATTCTTTTTGATAGACATTCCTTTTGCACCAAAGTTAACTTTCTTTACTCTTCCGGTGCTAGGGTCTTTGACGAATACTTTAAATTTTTTGACATCACCAGCCATGGGTTTGTTGAGGGTGACTTTTCTACCTTTATATTCTGCCATTACTTTTTACCCATGAATTTTGTTAGTGAACGTAATCCAAAGCTACTTGCGATAGCTCCATACATGGCAAATTGGAACCAGGATGGGGTTGCTGATAAGGCATTAAACCCTCTTTCGACATAAGGTTGAAATGGTGGAATAAAACATCCAGCAATAATCATGATAAATAAAATTGTCCAGGCTTCGTCTTTCCAACTATCTCCACTTTGTTCGATTGCTTTCAAGTCAAAATCAATTTCACCAGCTATTTGTTTTTCCATTAACTTAGTCTTTGCTTTAATCTCGGTAAGTTTGTTTTCAGCTTTTGCTTTTTTTGTTTCGACTACACCTTTAACAACATCACCGGCTACACCTAATAATGGTTTCACTAACATTCCCCACATTATATATCCCTCATTCTTTCTGCTAGTTCTTCACATCTATTTTTTGTTTGTTTTCTCCATCGACTGTCGAGCATTTGATAATGAGCTTCAACAAAGTCTGACTCCTGGAGAGCTTTAATCATCATCTTAAAATTTTGAACACCTTTATATCCAAGTTGATAAATCATCTCACATAAAATAGACATCATCTCTTCATTATCTGGTAAGTTATAAGTTTCACATAAAACCTCAGTTGAATCCCAGGCTTTATCAAAATCTTTATCAAAAATAGCTAACCAACCCTCTTCAGTTGTAGGAACTTCTTCACCTTCTAAAATTTTGTGACCCCATCCACCAGTCTGCCAGGACTCTGTCACTCCGTTATAAGTTAGGTTGTATGGCTCTAATTTATAACCTTCATGTTTTTTTATTGATTGTTTTGTTTTTTCTTTGATGTCCATTATTCACTTGCTATTTCTCCAGCTATACCCAGGTAGCCACAAGCATCCACATAATCATCAGGATTTACTTTGCCTATCTTGGTTCTAGCTATCTTTAATAGAGCCATCATGATTGCTACATCATGAGCAGTAAACTCCACGCCTTTATAGGCTGACCAGAGCTTGGCAATATTAATATGGTTCGTAGTCATGTCGCCATGTTGATCGTTACGATCATTATTGACGAGCTGTGATGCTATATTGAGGATGTCACTGTTCTTCATAGTTGGCCTGTCCACCTTCCTTTATTATCTAAAGGCATTGAATGGATACAGGGTTGGCAGTATCCGACATAACCAATACTAGCAATCGATATGATGGGCCTCTTAATAAAGTTTTTCGAGTACCTAAAATTCTCCGCCTTTGGGTTAATACTTGATCCAATACACATGGCAAAATTAAGTGCTGTTGGTGAAGACCAATAGGTTATTTCACTCTTCGTATGTTGATGCCCGGTTACAAGCGAACATCCAAGCTCTTTGGAGCTTTGAATTACACTAGACTTAAAATGATGTGTAAAGAAAACATTGTTTCCGTTTTTTAGCTTAACAATTAACTTGTCATGCCATTTCCATTTAGCTTTTATCTCAAACATTTTATTGAGATCTTTTAAAAAGCTTCTGGGGATACCAAAACTTTCTGCTTTACGAATAACCCGGATATCGTGGTTGCCATACAGAATATCCATCTTAGGAAAAAGATTTTCTAGTTTTTTAATTTCAATTTTAGCTTTTTCAACTTCTGTAGTGGGGTTATCTGTTTCACCAGAAATGGAATGAAAAGAGACACTAGAGAAATCTACGAGATCTCCAATATGAATGACTCTATTCCAGGTGGTTAAGCTCTTAATGGCCTTAATCCATTTCCAGTAGTCAGGGTGTTGAGCTGGAAAGTGAGTATCACTTAATAATAATATTTTCACCTTAATATGATGTTATTGATTTTTGAATTTTGTCGAAAAAGTTTTATGTACCTTACTCTCTCGCAAGGTTACAAAGGGTTAGTTAAAATAGAATGTCTTTAATAACAATAACTAGCTGAGTAAACAAAAGGAAACCCACTGACCATAGAACACGCTTAATAGATGCAATATCTGCTTCTATATGTTTAAGATGATTGGTTTCAATGATACGAATGCGTTCTGATATCACTGCTACTTGTTTATCCAAATTGTTTATTTTTTCAGCTTGTGTTGTCACTAGCTACTCCCCGTTTTAGTTTTTGATTATTTCTTTCTTGTTGTTCTAAGGCTTTAGCTAATTCTCGTTCTTTACGATGATCTGCTTTCAGCTTGTTAAAGGCAACTACCTCATCGACTGTAATGTTAATGAGTTTTTGATTAGACACTAATAACCGGTCATAAGCATTGCCTAGTTGCTCAGTTAAGAACTTAATAGTGATATCTTTTTCTTTTATATCTTCTCTGAGTTCTCTGTTTTCTTTCCTGAGTTCTCTTCTTTCGTTTTTAGTCTTATCTAGTTGGTCTTGTAGTTCTTTGTTTGTACTCATAGTAAATTATGAACATAAAATTAATTCGTAGTCTAATTGAACCCTTCAAAGGTTATATTAGGTTACAAATAAAGTAGAAATATTACTGCTTTGATTTAGCTATGCTTTTTATAAATTCTTTTCCTTGGATGACTTCAATCTCTGCTTCCACTTCTCCACAAACTATCTGAGCAGTTTGCATATTGCGTTCCATTATTCTTTTAGATTTTAAACACTCACTTAAAGATGGCTGGAGGGTATGTTCTATTAAAACACCCCCTGAGAATAAACATAACGCCATCACTACTTTAATCATTTAATGTCCATTCCCATTAGAAAATTGTATATCTCTTGTAGCATCTTTTAGTTTTTCTACATCTTTTTGAAGTTTTTCTAATTGGCTTTCCATGTGTTCAAGCATTACTTGAGTATGTAAATTCTCATCTAAAATAGATTGATGTTTTTCTACTTGTTCTGCTAAGAACTCTAGTAACATGAATTGTTCGTCATCGGCTGGAAGGTTGCCCATTAAACCTCTCGGCCATTTAATTCTAAATTCAGTGTTTAGCTCTAGGTCTTTTTCCATTAACTCTAGCCTGGTGCTATGTTGATTGAGCGTTTCCATGATGCCAAAATAGGCATAAACTCCGACAGCTACCCCAACTATAATCGATAGCATATTTCGAATAGGCATCGAAATCGAGGTATCGTCAGACAATTTCATGAAAGTTATTTATAATTAGGGTTTAGGATTATCTGCTTTGACTTCTGCTATCTTATCTTTCCAAGTAGTCGTGCCATTGACACTATCCCAGTATTGCATATCTAACTGGTCTTGTAAGGAAGGATAAGCACTGGCTCTATCTCTTTGATACTGATTGTTGTCATACTCAGTCTGGAGTAAGGCTTTCTCAGCA